TTATTTGAAGACGCAATGCAAGATTTAGAAAGATTAAGAGAAAAATTAAGATCTGATCACGAATTACCTGTAGACTTCTTTGTAGGATAATATGGCCACTAACTTATACTTCAGCCAAAAGATACCATCAGAACAGAATCTATACGAAGATATCGTTATAGAATCTCTAAAGATGTATGGCCAAGACGTTTATTATCTTCCAAGAGATTTAGTAAACGAAGATAGAGTTTTTGGAGATGATGTTCCGTCTAGATTCAATTCAGCTTATAAAGTTGAAATGTATATAGAAAATATTGAAGGGTTTGATGGAGAAGGAGATTTATTTACTAAGTTTGGTGTAGAAATTAGAGACCAAGCAACGTTTGTAGTTGCAAGACGCAGATGGACCTACACAGTAAATAATTTTGATAATGATATTAATAGCGTTAGACCTAGAGAAGGTGATTTAATTTATCTTCCTTTGTCTAACTCTTTATTTCAAATTATGGCAGTAGAACATGAACAGCCGTTTTATCAATTAAGTAACTTACCAGTTTATAAATTAAGAGCTGAGTTATTTGAATATAACGATGAAGATTTAGATACTGGTATTGATGTCATTGATGATATTGAAAGAGATTATGCATATGAATATCTACTTACATTAGACAGCGCAGGCGATGGATTTACAATAGGTGAAACAGTAAACCAAACTCTTGGCACTGGAGTTATAATGTCCGGTGAAGTTTCTCGTTGGTCTGATTCTGATAATGTTCTAGGACTCATTCATATTGGTGCCAATGATGGTAAATACCATGAATTTGTTTCAGGATTTACTGTAACAGGTACAACTAATATTGCAACAATTGGTGTGGCTTATTCTAGTTCTCTAGTTAACTCAGTAGCTGAAGTAAATAAAATTAGTCAAAACGAACAGAATTCTGATTTTACTTCAATCTCTGCTGACTTCTTAGACTTTAGTGAAGCTAATCCATTTGGTGATCCGGAGAATAATTAATGTTTGGTACTCATTTTTATCATCAAAGATTACGTAAAAGTGTAGCTATCTTTGGCACGCTATTTAATAATCTTTATGTGTTGAGAACAAATGCTTCTAACCAAGTAATTTCTCAAGTTAAAGTTCCATTATCTTATGCACCACAAAGAAAGTTTTTAGAAAGAATTAGAGAGAATCCAGACTTAGATGCTAATACTAAAGTAGCTTTAAAGTTGCCACGTATGTCTTTTGAAATTATTTCAATCCAATATGATGCATCTAGACAATTACAGAAAACAAATAACTTTACACAAGGTGGATCCACAGCAAATTTAAGGAATAAGTTTTATCCATTTGTGCCATACAATGTTGGATTTCAACTAAGCATATATGCAAAGAATCAAGACGATGCTCTACAAATTGTGGAACAAATATTACCATATTTTAATCCACAATATACATTAACATTAAAACCATTTGGTGATTATCCAAATGTAAAAGAAGATGTTCCAATTGCCTTAACAGGTGTTGATTTTCAAGACGATTATGAAGGTTCATTGGAACAAAGAAGAACTATTATTTACACCCTTACTTTTGATATGAGAGTTAACTTTTATGGACCAATTAGTGAAGGTGGTGTAATTACAAGATCTATAAATAATATATACGATATAAGAACGCCAGAAGATCAACAAATTGGTAGAATTACAATTTCACCGAATCCAGAAGATGCCTCAGCTGAGGATGATTACGGATTTAATGAAGAATTTGATTTTACGTATCCAGTAGTACCATATGTATTATCTGGTTATGTTGCATCAGGATACGTTGAGTAGGAGTAAGAAATGGCAATTACATTAAGAAGTGCAAAAGGTTCGGAGCTAACTCATACCGAACTTGATGCTAACTTTACAACTCTTTTAGATGCAGATTTAGATTCAGCAAATGTTCAATCTATTATTGAAAGCGTTGTTGATGATACTTATGTCCAAGCAAGACAAAATGACACTCAAAGAGATAGTTCATTCGTAACAGGTATTGTTACTGCAAGTTATATTTCGACAAACCGCCCTGCAGAAACAATATTTAGTGTTTCCGGAGATGGATCAAATTATACTTTTACTGGTGATGGTTTTCCAGATTCTGCTACAAATCCTACTTTATATTTTACTCGTGGTAAAACATACGAATTTACAAATGTTCCAGCGGGGCATCCATTAGAAATTAGAGTTGATTCAGGCGGTTCTGCGTATTCAAGCGGTGTGACAAATAATGGTGGCAATGGAACAGTTTCAATGACTGTGCCGATGAATGCACCAACGTCATTGGTATATCAATGTACTGTGCATGCAGGTATGGTAGGTGGGATTAAAATTCTAGATGATACTGATAATCAAAGAGATAGTGCCTTTGTGACAGGTATTATTGATAGTGATTATATTCAAGCACGTCAAGCAGACATTTATAGAGACAGCGCATTTGTAACAACTATAGTTGATAGCGACTACGTACAATTACGTGAAACTGCACAAGACTTTGCATATAGTTCTTTAACTGGTACTCCAACAATTTTAGATTCAGCAAATGTAAATAGTCTTATTTCAACAGCTACATTAGGATATTCGACTGATTCAGCCGATCTATGGAATGGAACACCACCAACAACAGTAGATTCAGCATTAGATAGACTAGCTCTTGTAGTTAGAACTCTCAACGGAGGCACTGGTGCCTAGGTAGGTCAAAATGAGTAAAGATAATAATGCAGATAATGATTTTGAATACTCAAGACAAATCTATCACGATCTTTTAGTAAAAGGTTCTGAAGCTCTTGATGAAATGATGGATGTTGCTAGAGCAACTGAACATCCTAGAGCTTTTGAAGTCTTTTCTAATATGATGAAACATGTTGCTGATATTAATGGCAATCTGTTAGATCTTCATAAGAAGAAAAAAGATTTTGATAAAACTGACCAGCCAAAAGAATTAGCAAATCAAACTACAAATAATGTATTCATTGGATCCACAAGTGATTTACAGCGTATGCTTTTAGATAATGATGAGGATAAAATAGTTGATATTAGCGACTACCAGAAAGATGAGTGACAATTATAATGGTAACATCAACGTAAAAAGAGATGGTGTTACTCACGGATTTACAAAAGACGAATTTCAAGAATATGCTAAATGCATGAAAGATCCTACATACTTTGCAATTAACTATTGTAAAGTCATTTCACTTGATCGTGGTCTGGTTCCTTTTAAGCTATATCCATATCAAGAAAAAATGTTCCATCATTTTAATGATACTAGGTTTTCTATAGTTTTGGCATGTCGACAATCTGGTAAATCTATTTCTTCTGTTGCTTATTTACTTTGGTTTGCTTGTTTCCATCCAGAAAAAACTATTGCAGTTCTAGCCAACAAAGGCGCTACTGCAAGAGAGATGCTTGCTCGTATTACTTTAATGTTGGAGAATCTACCATTTTTCTTACAACCTGGATGTAGAGCTTTAAACAAAGGTTCAATAGAATTTAGTAACAACTCTCGTATTATTGCTGCAGCTACCTCTGGATCTTCTATTCGTGGTATGTCTGTGAATCTGCTTTATTTGGACGAATTTGCATTTGTTGAAAGAGCTGCTGAATTTTATACATCAACATATCCAGTTATCTCATCAGGTAAAGATACAAAAGTAATTATCACTTCAACTGCAAATGGTATTGGTAATATGTTCCATACTATTTGGGAAGGAGCAATGCAAGGAACAAATCAATTCAAACCATTTAGGGTTGATTGGTGGGATGTTCCCGGAAGAGATGAGGAATGGAAGAATGCTACTATTTCAAATACTTCTCAATTACAGTTTGATCAAGAATTTGGCAATACATTCTTTGGAACTGGAGATACTTTAATTAGTGCTGATTGTTTATTAGAACAAAGAGCTGGAGAACCTGCAAGAGTTTTAGATGGTGGGTGTACTTTAATATACAAAGAACCAGAAAAAGACCATCAATATGTAATGACTGTAGATGTATCGAAGGGAAGAGGACAGGATTACTCTACATTTAATGTGATCGATATTAGCACAAGACCTTTTGAACAGGTTGCTGTTTATCGCAATAATACTATATCTCCAATACTCTTCCCAAATGTTATTTATAAGTTTGCGAATGTCTATAATGAAGCTTATGTAATTGTTGAGGCAAATGATCAGGGCGGATTAGTTACAAATGGTTTGTATCACGATTTAGAATACGAACATTTACATATGGAATCTTTAATTAAAGCAGATCGGCTTGGTATTGAAATGAACCGTAAGGTAAAACGTATCGGTTGTTCTGCAATTAAAGATATATTAGAAGCCAATAAACTTATAGTAAAAGATACACAGACTATTTTAGAAATGTCTACCTTTGTGGCTCGTGGTCAATCCTATGAGGCATCAGAAGGTAACCATGATGACTTGATGATGAATTTAGTTTTATTTGGTTATTTTGCTGTGTCTAATTCATTTGAACAAATAACGGAAGTATCGTTAAAAGAAATGATGTTTAAACAAAGAATGGACGAAATTGAAGCTGATGTCTTACCATTCGGTTTTGTTGATGATGGTTTAGAGGCCGTTGAACAAGAAGAGAACCTTGTAAATGGAAAACCGTGGTACGAAGATGTGGGACATATGTTCTAAATATGTAAAATTATAAATACAAGTAATTGAATATCCGTATTATGAAAACATATAATTCGATTACTGGAAAAGGAAAACAAATATGGCAATTGGTGCACCTTCAGAATCTCCAGCTATTGTCGTCAAAGAGGTTGATCTTACAGGCGGTGTGCCTAATGTTCAATCAACTACTGGCGCGTTTGCTGGTGAATTTCGCTGGGGTCCCGTAGAAACAGCAACTCTGATTCAAAATGAAGCAGATCTTGCTGAGACATTCGGATCGCCAAGCGATAGCTTTGCGGTAGACTTTCTATCCGCAGCATACTTTTTAAAATATTCCAATGCATTACAAGTTTCAAGAGCCGCAGATGCCACAGCACTAAATGCTTGTGATAGTTCAGCCGCGGCTACTCTAATTAAAAACAGAGATGCATGGGAAGCAGGAACATTTTCAACAGGAAATATTTTCGCAAAATATCCTGGTGAAGTAGGAAACTCAATTCAAGTTGTTTGGTCAGATGCAACAAACTGGGCCTCTTGGTCACAAGCATATAAAGATCAATTTGATGCAGCTCCAACAGGAGAAGAGCATCATATTCTTGTCTTAGACCAAGATGGTGTAATTACTGGTTCAGCAAATACTGTACTAGAAAGATACCCATTTGTATCAGCTACGACTTCAGCAACAAATGCTGATGGCTCAAGCAACTATATGAAAGATGTGATTAACAGAGGTTCTAATTACATTTGGATGAACAATGTTGTAGACTCAACAGGTTCACACTCTCTAACAGGAGGAACAATTGGTTCAGCCGCAGGTACTGATGATTACTTGCGCGCCTTTAACCAATTTGAAGATAAAGATACTATTACAGTCGACTTCTTAATTGCTCCTGGTAAAACAGTTGCTGGTGATCAAGATACACTAGTAGACGATCTAGTAGTAACTGCCGGAACAACCCGTAAAGATTGCGTTGTTGTTACATCTCCAGCTAAAAACTCAGTAGTCGGTAATGCTGATCCAGTCTCTGCTTCAGTTACAGACGCGGATGCTTATACAAGAAGTTCATACCTATTTGTTGATAACAACTGGCTAAAAGTATACGATAAGTACAATGATAAGTACATCTATATTCCAGCTGCTTCTTCAACAGCAGGTATTATGGCTGCTTCAGATGCAAATTCAGCTCCTTGGTTCTCACCAGCTGGATCACGTCGTGGTGCTTACCTTGGCGTAACATCTTTGGCTTATACACCAACAAAAACAGAAAGAGATACGCTTTATAAAGCTGGTATCAACCCTGTTGCAAATCTACCTGGACAAGGTATTTTGCTATATGGTGATAAGACCCACCTAAACAGACCAAGTGCATTTGACCGTGTCAACGTACGTCGTCTATTTAACGTGGTAGAAAGAGCAATTGCATTGGCTGCACGAAATACTTTGTTCGAATTGAATGATGAATTCACCAGAGCAGAGTTTGTAAATATTGTAGAACCATTCCTAAGAGAAATCAAAGGAAGAAGAGGTATTACAGACTTCAGAGTTGTATGTGATGATACAAACAACACTGCAGCAGTAATTGATAGAAATGAGTTCGTAGCGAACATCTTTATCAAGCCAGCACGCTCAATCAACTACATCACTCTTAACTTTGTAGCTGTAAGATCCGGTGTTGACTTTGAAGAAGTCGCCGGACTAGCGGTATAAGCGTAGGAGAAATAACAGATGGCAGTATTAGGCGTTGATGATTTTAAAGCCAAGTTGCGTGGTGGTGGCGCTAGACCGAATCTATTTAAAGCGACCATTAACTTCCCAACTTATGCTAATGGCGATGTAGAGCTTACATCGTTTCTATGCGAGGCAGCTCAGTTGCCTGCATCAAACTTAAGTGTAATCGAAATGCCATTCCGTGGCAGAAGATTGAAAATGGCTGGGGATCGTACATTTGATACGTGGACAGCAACCATTATTAATGACGTAGACTTTACTATTAGAGATGCAATGGAACGTTGGATGAATGGTATTAATGCTCATTCAGATAACACCGGTCTTACTAATCCAGTAGACTATGAAGCAGATCTTTTGGTAGAACAAATTGATAGAGAAGGTTCAGTTCTAAAGACATATAACTTTAGAAGCTGTTTCCCAACAGCTCTTTCAGCTATCGATTTAAACTACGGTTCTGAAAATGAAATCGAAAGATTCACTGCAGAATTCCAGGTACAATACTGGGAATCAAATACAACTACATAAAGTAGTATAAATAGATTGAGGGGCTGAGAGGCCCCTCTTCACATAATATTAGGAATTACTATGGCTGATAATAACTCACTTAGATTATTTGGCTTTGAAATAAAACGAGCAAAAGATAAGAATGCAGATAAAATGCAGTCTATCGTTCCACCTGTAGATCAGGATGGTGCTGGTTATGTTACAGCCGCTGGTGCTCACTATGGTACTTATGTTAACCTTGGTGAAGGCGACCATGCAAAAGACAACTTACAAAATATTAGACAATACAGAGCAGTAGCAGTACATCCAGAAGTTGATGCTGCCATTGAAGATATTGTAAATGAAGCAATTACTGGTAATGAAAATCAATCTCCAGTGACTCTTATTCTAGATCATGTTGAAGGTCTTAGTGATCAATTAAAAAAGACTATGACCGAAGAATTTGATAATATTTGTTCTATGTTACAATTCACTGATTTCGGACATGATATTTTTCGTAAATGGTATGTAGATGGTAGAGTTTACCACCATCTTGTAGTAGATGAAAAGAATTTGAAAGCTGGTATTCAAGAAATTAGACCAGTTGATTCTACTAAAATCCGTAAAGTAAAAGAGATAAAAAAGAAAAAAGATCCAGTCACTGGTGCATCTTTGGTAGAAAAAGTGGATGAGTTCTATATCTATCAAGAAAAGCCCGGTGGAACAAATCAAGGTGTAAAACTATCTAATGATTCAGTTTCATATGTAACATCTGGTTTGTTAGATGTTGATCGTAAAAGAGTTGTATCTCATCTTCATAAAGCTCTAAAACCAATTAACCAATTACGGATGATGGAAGATTCTCTAGTCATTTATAGACTATCGAGAGCTCCTGAACGTCGTATTTTCTATATTGATGTTGGTAACTTACCACGTGGTAAAGCTGAAACATATATGAAAGATATTATGGCTCGATACCGTAATAAACTTGTATATGATGCTGATACTGGTAAGATCCGCGATGACCGTAAACATATGTCAATGTTGGAAGATTTCTGGCTACCTCGTAGAGAAGGTGGCAGAGGTACTGAGATTTCAACACTTCCTGGTGGCGAGAATCTAGGACAAATTGATGACATTATATATTTCCAAAAACGCCTGTATCGTTCATTAAACGTACCAATCAATAGACTTGAGCAAGAAGCACAGTTTTCACTAGGTCGTTCTACTGAAATAAATAGGGATGAAATTAAATTCCAAAAGTTTATTGATCGTTTAAGAAAACGTTTTTCAATGCTGTTTACAGAGATTCTGAAAAAACAGCTCATTATGAAGGGTATTATTACAGAAGAAGATTGGAATGATTGGCAACAAGATATTGTTGTTGATTATGTAAGAGACAATCATTTCTCAGAATTGAAAGATGCTGAGCTCTTACAAAATAGAATCCAAACATTAGATCAAATGCAGCAATATGTTGGAGAATTCTTCTCAAAAGAATATGTAATGAAAAACGTACTGCAGTTAGATGATAATGATATTGAAGAAATGAAGAAGCAAATAGATCAAGAAAAATCTTCTGGCGAGATTCCAGATGATGAAGCTGAACAAGAACAGGAGTAAATTATGTCAATTGAAGATCTAATTAATAGCGTAGCAGATCAAGACTTTGCAAAAGCCGGACCCACATTTCATGAAATTTTACAGGATAAAATGAATGATGCTTTAGAACAAGAAAAGATTGCTGTGGCAGGTCAAGTATTTAATGGTGAAGAAGATGTTGAACCAGATGAGGAAGATATCGAAGCAGCTATTGACGAGCTAGAAGATGATGATGAACAACTTGAATTAGACTTGGAAGATGAAGAAGAAGAAGTTGATGAATCTGAAGAAGATTGATCAAAAAATTAAAAAGTATAAATATAAGTTAAAAGATACATGACAAAAACATTTGAACAGATTAGAGAATTAGCGGGTAGGAAACCATCTGGTAAACAAGTATTGAATACCAAAATGGATAGGATTCCCGTTAAAATTACTAAAGAGACAAATGGCTTTGTAGTGTACATCGACGGTGATAGACTTGATGCTTATAAAACTCAGCGTGAAGCAGAGAAAATGGCAAAAGAGTTTGTTAAACAATATAAGGGTAAGTAGATGAAGCTAATTACAGAATACACTGAAACTGATGTTCAGTGCGTCGTTGAAAAGAAAGAAGATGGCTCTAAATCTCATATGATTGAGGGCATCTTTGCTATGGCTGAATCTAAAAATAGAAATGGACGTATTTATCCAAAAGCTGTAATGGAAAGAGCAGTTGGTAAATATGTCGATGAACAGGTTTCTAAGGACAGAGCGGTTGGGGAATTAAACCACCCTGAAGGACCAACTGTCAACTTAGATAAAGTATCTCATAAGATTACTGACCTTCAAATTGAGGGAAATAATGTTATGGGAAAGGCACGAATTTTGGATACTCCAATGGGCAATATTGTAAAAGGTTTGCTTGAGGGTGGTGTTCAACTAGGTGTCTCAACTCGTGGTATGGGTAGCCTTGA